CCCGGCGGCATGGGCGGCGCAGAGGTGGGCCAGCGGGCACTGCGCGCAGAGCGGGGCACCGTTGGGCACACAGACCAGCGCGCCCAGCTCCATCAGGGCCTGATTGTAGTCGCCGGGGGCAGCCGGGGGCTGGTGTTCCATGACGCGGGCCGTGAATGCCCGCTTGACCTTGGGGTCGGTGATGAGGCGGTCGTCGTTGTACAGACGGGAAAACACCCGCAACACATTGCCGTCCACCGCAGGCACCGGCAGGCCGAAGCTGATGGAGGCGATGGCACCCGCCGTGTAGTCGCCGATGCCGGGCAGGGCGCGGAGGGCATCGTAGTCGGCGGGCAGTTCGCCGCCGTACTGCGCACAGACGAGCTTTGCCGCCTTTTGCAGGTTCCGCACCCGGCTGTAGTAGCCTAGACCCTCCCACAGTTTGTGGAGCTTTTCCTCCTCGCAGGCGGCAAGAGCGGGGATGTCCGGCAGAGCGGCAAGGAACCGCTCATAGTAGGGCAGCGCCGCCGAGACGCGGGTCTGCTGCAGCATGATCTCACTCAGCCAGACATGGTAGGGGGTGGGGTCGGAGCGGAAGGGCAGGATGCGGTGGTTCGCATGGAACCAGTGGAGCAGGGCGGGCGAAATGTTTTCCACGAAATGTTACCTCGATGTTGAAAATAAAGAAAGAAAAACCTCTCCGTCAAAGCCTGACGGCTTTGCCAGCTCCCCTGCTAGGGGAGCCTCTGGCGAAAAGGGAACGTTTCCCGTTCTGCCAAGGCCTCTCCTCGGTAGGAGAGGTGGCATTGCGAAGCAATGACGGAGAGGTTTACTCATTTTTTAGAATCCGTAAGCGGTGCGGGGGAACGGCAGGACATCACGGATGTTCTGGATGCCCGTGAGGTACATGATCATGCGCTCGAAGCCCAGGCCGTAACCGGCATGCTCCACGCCGCCGAACTTGCGCAGGTTGAGGTACCAGTCGTAGCTGGACTTGTCCAGCCCCAGCTCGTCCATACGGGCTACCAGCTTGTCGTAGTCTTCCTCACGCTGGCTGCCGCCGATCAGCTCGCCGATGCCGGGCACCAGCATATCGGCTGCGGCCACGGTCTTGCCGTCCGGGTTCTGCTTCATGTAGAAGCTCTTGATCTCCTTCGGGTAGTCGGTGACGAAGACGGGCTTCTTGAAGACAACCTCGGTCAGGTAGCGCTCGTGCTCGGTCTGGATGTCCACGCCCCACTCGACGGGGAACTGGAACTTCTTGTTGTTCTTCTTCAGCACCTCGATGGCGTCGGTGTAGGTGATGCGGCCGAATTCGCTGTTCGCCACCAGCTCCAGGCGCTCGATGAGGCCCTTGTCGATGAACTGGTTGAAGAAGGCCATCTCGTCGGGGCAGTTGTCCAGCACATAGCGGATGACATACTTGGTCATGGCCTCGGCGGTGTCCATGTAGCCGTTCAGGTCGCAGAAGGCCATCTCCGGCTCGATCATCCAGAACTCGGCGGCGTGGCGGGTGGTGAAGCTCTTCTCCGCGCGGAAGGTGGGGCCGAAGGTGTACACCTTGCCAAAGGCCATGGCCATGGCCTCGGCCTCCAGCTGGCCGGAAACGGTCAGGTTGACCGGCTTCTCGAAGAAGTCCTGGGTGTAATCGACGGTGCCGTCCTCGTTCTTGGGCACGTTCTCCAGGTCGAGGGTGGTCACACGGAACATCTCACCGGCACCCTCGCAGTCGGATGCGGTCAGCAGCGGGGAGTGTGCGTAGACGAAGCCGTTCTCCTGGAAGAACTTGTGGATGGCGTAAGCAGCCACGCTGCGGACGCGGAAGGCAGCGTTGAAGGTGTTGGTGCGGGGGCGCAGGGTGGGCATGGTGCGCAGATACTCCATGCTCATCTTCTTTTTCTGCAGCGGGTATTCGTCGGCGGGGCAGTCGCCCAGGATCTCGACGGAATCGGCGTTCAGCTCAAAGGGCTGCTTGGCCTGCGGGGTCAGCACGATGCGGCCCACGATGCGCAGACTGCTGTAGAGGCCGGTGTGGATGACGGCATCGTAGTTTTCCAGCTTGCCGGCTTCCAGCACGACCTGCAGGGTCTTGAAGCAGCCGCCGTCCGACAGGGCGATGAAGCCGATGTTCTTGGAGTCGCGGATGTTCTTTGCCCAGCCGCAGACGGTCACGACGGTGCCGTCGGCGGGGGTGTTCTTGTACAGCGAAACGATCTCAGTGCGTTCCATGGTATCTCCTCCGATATAAAATAAAAAGACAGCTTTGCCCTGAAGTTTCAGGGCGAACAAGCTGTCTTGTAATGTCCGCGGTGCCACCTGAATTACCGGAAGTGTCCGGTCGCTCACGCGCTCATCTCAAAAAGAAAGCGCTGCCCTTGTAACGCGGGGCGCAGCGGCGCACCTACTGGCAGTTTTGCAAAAAACTGGGTTCAGGTTGCAGCTCCTGGGTGTTCGTTCGCGCAGGGGGCGCTCACGGCTCGCAGCAACTGCCGTGTTCTCTGGAAGCGTCCCGGATGCGTTACTTTTCCCGATCTGTGCTTTTCGGTAATTCTAAAAATAGCACAGGAAAGCGGCTTTGTCAATCAAAAATCATGACTTTGTCTTGCATTCGGAAGTCAACCATTAAATTCTACAAAAATTCAGAAAGATTTCTGTTCATTTTGAAACAATACAAATAGGCCGTCAAGGTTTCACTTTTCTTGCAGCCAACCTTTGATCTATTCTGTTCGCCGTATTTTCTTTATTACCACGCTTTCTTTTGGGGTGTGGTGTTGCACTTTTCTTACATGGCTATGCCAAGTTCATTCAAACACTGTTGGAACATGATCGCGCTGCTCTTGTACCCGAAGATTTTTCGCGGGTACTCATTGATCCACTTCTCTGTCTCCGCCAACTGCTCTTTGGAAACCTTTGAAAAGTCCGTACCTTTCGGGTGCTTCCTGCGAATCATGCCGTTGACGTGTTCATTGCTGCCGCGCTCCCATGAAGAATAGGGATGGCAGAAGTAAACCTTTGTCCGCGGGATCGTTTTGTTGATGCACGACCGTTCCAGCATATCCGCCGCCGCAAATTCTGTTCCATTGTCAAACGTGATGCTCTTGAAAATCAGCCGGAACTTCCTTGCGCCCAGCTTCCTTTCCAGCGCGTCAACTGCTCTCACAATGGTTTCTGCCTTGCGGTTCGGAACTCCTATTATAATCTCGTTTCGCGTCTTGCGCTCCGTCATGGTGAACAGCGCACAGGTCGTCTTTACTTTTCCCTTGCCGCTATACACCGTGTCGCCCTCCCAGTGTCCGAACTCCTGCCGTTCATTCACTTCCGTGGGCCGCTGTTCGATGCTCTCCCCCGCCGGGGCGCGAGCAGCTTCTTTCTTGCAGACTTTCTTATATGCCTGCTTGTGTTTCCCGTGCCGGGGCAGTTCTTCTTGAGTGAGATTCAGGAACAAGCCTTTCTTTATATAGTGGTATACCGTCTGCACAGAAACGCTCGTCTTGAACTGCTTGCCCTCCTGCTGCGCATATCCGAACACCGCCGCCGGGCTGCACTCTTTATTCAGGATCGTGGTTTCGATGTAGTTTGCAAGCTCGTGATCCTTGCCGATTTTCAGGGCTGGGCCTTTGTCCCGCAGGTGCGCTTGGTATTTCTGCTCCGCAATGTCCGGGCTGTACGCGCTCACAAGCTCCCATGTATCGCCCACCAGCCGCTGATACTCCCCGCGGTGTAGCTCATTGTACACCGTGGAGATATGCACCCGCAATTTACTGGCAATGTCCTTGGGTTTCATGCCCTCGTTCAGCCACTTCTCGATCCGAAGCCGGTCTGTCCATGTTAGATGTTTGAATCTTCGCACGTTATTTTTCCTCCTTTCTTTGTCGCTTTGTTTCGCATTTCAAATGTAACCGACTTTTGGCGTTTTGTCAACGGGGCCACCGCAGGGCAACAAAAAAATCCCCGCCAGCGATCCGGGTAGGATCACCAGCGGGGATGTAGTTTAGCTCAGTCGTCCCGGATGGGGAGTTCCTTTGCTCTCGTGTACAATTCTGTTCCCGTTCCGTTACCTCCCAGAGCGTGATAACTCTTATAGATGTATTCAATGTTCTTCAAACCGGGCAGGTCGATGTGCCCTTTCTCGATGTAATGGGTACACGCCTGATACAGCCGGTCGTGGAGAATTGCCAGCAGACCGTTTTTGATTGCCTTGTTTTCCTCTTTCTGTGCCTTGATCTTCTTGGAGAGATTACGGTATGCAGCGGTCAGACCTGCCGCCACGATGCCGAAAAGCCATTGCGCCCAGTATTTGACGATAAATTCCAGCATCGTTTACTCCTTGCGATTCTTGTTGTCCTCCCCCACGTTACCGAAGTGGGCCACAGTAGTGGTTTCTGCGGATTTCTTTTCCATGTAATCTTCGAGCTTCTTCTTGGTGAAGTTGAACACGATCTGCACGATCCAGTCCAGCGTCCGCTCATTGATCGCCCAGTCCAGCCAGTCGGGGGTATAACCACGCAGTACGGCAATGACGTGAGCTTTCTTTTCTGCGCCCGCGCCGCTGCCGAACTTTTCCTCCGCATTGACGATCCACTTGTACACCGTCTTTGCGACCGCAAGGCCATAGCCCAGACGCACCGCTGCCAGTGCCGTCACCACAAGACCAACCACCATGAAGATGCAGGCCAGCCATTCAGGGAACGCCATCAAAAAAACTTTCAGAATGTTCTCCATATTGTTGTTTTCCTCCTACTCTCAGCCCACCCAGCGGCTCTTTGCCGCACGGGTGTCGATATGTACCCAACCAGCAGGGCGACCGTTCTTCACAGGGTAACGCCCAATGCCGCCGGTGTTTTTCAGCAGCGTTTCCGCGTAGGCCGCAACCGTTTCTACGGCCACGCTCTGCACCCGAATATCTGCCGCCATGCCGTAGCAATGCTGGCTATACGTTGCGCCCTTGACCGCCTTGTTGTGGGCGGCAGTGCGATATGCGCTTGTGATCGTCACGGCCTTTCCGAAGTGATCCCGGATATTCTGCAACAGCTTCACAAGAGCATCATCAATAAAGATGGGATCAGTCCCATCCTTACAACGGAACTCTTTCACGGTAAAGTTTGCAGACAGTTTCTTGCCCCCATCCTTTGCCAGCGAATATGCGTTAATTGCCATTTTCTTTTTTTCCTTTCCGGCTCAATGCCTTACCACAGCCGCCCGCGCAGCACTCAGCGTACAGCACGGCAAACTCTCCGCGTTCTGCGGTCGTGTCTACTCCCGCCGCTTCCAGCTTACCGAGCAGCGTTTCGCACAGATCAGGCCACTTTCTTTCCATCGTTCTTTCCCTTCCAGAGCGTTTCCTCTGGGTCTGTCTTTCCGTACTTCCGTACAGCATCAAGATAAATCTGGTTCAGCCGCCACCGTAGACTCTCACTCTCCGTGTGTTCCAGCAGCCCCTTAATACTGGCAACACGGCGTTTGAACGCTTCTTCATCCATCTGCCCGGAAGCGTAAAGCTCTGATATTTTCTTGACCTCCCGTTTCAACCGGCCAACCGTGCTTTTGCGCAGCTTCATGTAGGCGGGCCAAATGCGCACACCAACAAACTCCACGCCCATCCGCACCGGTCGGATGCAGGTTTTATTGTTCAGGTCAAGCTCCAACTCTTCATGCAGGAATGTTTCGATCTTCTCTTTCCACTCGTGCAAGGTTTCCTTGTTCTCCCCAAGGATTACAATGTCGTCCATGTACCGGATGTAGTAGTGGATTTTCAGAACGTGCTTGCAATACTGGTCAAGTTCGTTCATGTAAATATTGGCGAAGAGTTGAGAAGTGAGATTGCCTATCGGCATCCCCACATCGTACAACCATTCCTCCGGCGGGGTATCTTGCGGGGCTTTGCCGCGGGGCAACCCGAACGGCTCTGCTCTGCTGTTTACCACGCTTCCGAGGAACTTCATCAACTTCGGGTCTTTGATACGCTTTGCCAAAATTTTCAGTAGCTTCGCATGGTTCACACGGTAAAAGAACTTGCTTATATCCAGTTTCAGGTAGTACCATCCCGGCCCCGGTTTCCGGTCTACTTGCCGCATCCAGTATTGTAACCGTGCTGCGGCCTTGTGGCTTCCCTTGCCTTTGCGACAGGCATAGGAGTCCTCAATAAATAGCCGGTCGTAAACCGGATTGAGGTATTGGTACAGTGACCATTGCACGATCCGGTCAGGGTATGGCAAGGCCATCACTAACCGCTTCTTCGGCACGGACACCCACAGTTTCCGGTATGGGCCGAGCGGACAGTCCACGGCGATCATCTGCTCTTGAATCTGAAACAGATTGTGTTCCAGATTTGCAGTAAACGCCAGCACTTCCGCCCGGTATCGTTTGCCCTTGCGGGCTGAGTGGTCAGCTTCTACGAGGTATTCAAACTCGCAGATCACATTCCACGCATTTTGAATCGTGTTTATTTCGTTTGGCATTTCTGCCCTCAATTCCACCGCGCCGCGCGTAGCGTTTCCGTTTTCGCGGCAATACATATTTTTTCCGGTCGTGCTGACCGGAACGGAAACGGATTCCTTTAGACCCACACACCGACTGCGACCCGTAGATCACAGCCCCCATATCCGGCGTGGAATCCCGCCGAACAAAAATGTTCTTGTGGTGTAAAGCGGAACGGCCCCCGTTGTTCGTCCACGAATTAGAGCGCGGATTGTTGAGGTTCAAGTTGAACACACCGGCACTCTCGCCATTGTTCCAGTTGCCGCCGCGGATCGGACACGCCGTAAATAACCCGTTCCCGTATGAAAACGGCAGGCTTTAGAGCGAAGCAATGTAGCCGCCCAACAGCCTGCCTATTTCATCGTTGAATTTCGCCCACGTTTCATACTGGTGCATCGTCAAGGGCGGCGGGTACTTGCCCCCGTGTAAATCCTTACTCGCCGCCAGCCGGACAAACTTTCTCAATACGGCCAGCTCCACGTCCATATTTTGCGTGGTGGTCTTTTTGAAATATCGCCGGTCTATCTCAACGCTGTACCGGAGAATTGCCAACATACTTCTGCGAAGTTCATCGGCCAGCTCACGGTCTTTCCGAGGAAAGCTCATTGTGAGCGGGTAGCCATAGTCAACCATTTCTCCGATCTTCTCCGCCAAATGGAACGGTTCAGGCTTTTTCTTTTTGTCGCCCTGCTGGGGCGGCACTTCGGCTTCTGCGTTCGGCACAGTCAACACCTCCAAAAATCAGCGCGGCGGGCCGCTGGCCCACCGCGCCTTATGTTCTATTTTTGCTTTGGTCTGCGCTACCGCGCAGCCCGTCAGCTTATCAGGCTTCAGCGGGCAGCTTTACAAAAGCGGAACGGCCCCCGTTGTTCGTCCACGAATGCGAGCGCGGATTGCTGAGGCTCAAGCCGAACACACCGGCACTCTCGCCATAGGACCAGTCGCCGCCGCGGATCGGACACCGCTCGTCAGCGGCATTGTTCGCCCAGAAGTTATCGTTGCCATAGGTTGTATCAATACCATCGCCGGTCAGGGCGGTGTCCGGCATCAGGGCAAGGGACATAAGGATCAGCTTTGCGGCATCGCCCACGCTGGATGCAGCAGTAGTATTCTTGAACAGCGCACCACGGCTCTCGTCCTTGGAATCGCTGATCGTAGTGTCCCACTCCCAGTGACCGCCGGTGTAGTTCAGCTTGACGGTTCCGGTAGTCGTGCCGTTGCCGTCCGGTGCAACCAGAGAGCCGTCACTGGCCTTGATTGCCCGCCATGCGTTGCTGGATGCACTGTTGCTCACGCTGTTGTCGGCGGCGTTGTTGTTGGGGATGATCTGCAACTCGCCCTTGACCAGACGCAGGCCGATGCACCACTCCCAGATATTACCATTCATATCCCAGATACCGTCCATGCGTCCGTTGTGGCTCCACGTCAGCGGGCCAGTGCCGGTACGGACGCGGGCGGTCTTGCCGTTGTCCTGCACACCGGGGACAGGGATTGCTTCGTAGTAGGTTTCGGAGCTATCCCTGCCGTAGTTGTTGTTGCCTTTCGGCTCACAGCCGTGCTTGTGACACCACAGCGCGACCGCCGCCCACTCTGCATTGCTGATCTCGTGCCAGCCCGCGCCCTTGGCGTTGGTCTGGGTCACAAACCAGTCAAGCGGATGGGACACGGTGGGATCTTCTGCGGGCAGGCTGTATGCGCGGCCAGTGTCGGTGCAGGTGCTCTGATACTTGCCAAACCAGAAGCCGTCAATCTCCTTGCCGTTCACGATGAACGCCGGGTGAGTTTCGGTGCTCTGGGTGGACAGCACATCGCACAGGCGGAACTTCGGGATAAACACATGGATGGACGGCATTTCCTTGTCGTCAAAGAGCAGGTCATTGGTGGGGAATGCAGTCTGCACCGCAAGGCGGGTAGCATCAAAGTTAGTTGCCATAGTCTTTTCCTCCCTTACAGAATGTCAAAATCTTCGATAGACCACAGGCGCAGGGTCACGTCGTCGGTGTTCAGCGGCTTGGCCTTGCGCTCGATGTGGGTCTTGTGGGTGGTATCTTCCGCCGTGGTGTCCTCTGCTGCTTCGGTTTCACCCTCCACAGCTTCGGTCATGGTAGCGTTTTCGGCTTCGCCCTCAACCTCCACGTCCTCATACTCGATTGCGGGGATTTCTACCTCTGCGACATAGAAGCGGCTGTCGCTGCCGTCGATCAGCAGATTGCCCTCGGCATCGCCGGTGATGGTCTTGGTCACAGGGTAGTCACGCTGGTACTTGGCAAGGTTCATGGTCAGAGTGCCGTCTGCGAAGTCCAGCTTCGTGCCGCGCAGCTCATACTCAACCTTTCTGCCCTCGTTCAGTTCGATAACATTCATCAGTTCATACCTCCCGTTACTCTCACAACGACCACGACGGTCTGAGCAGAGCCGTCATGTTTCATCTTGAAACCGTTGGTCAGCTTACCGGACACGGTAATGTCCCCCAGCCGCCCGCCGGTGTAGCTCTTAACGTACACGTCCACGCCATAGTTGGCATTCTTTCGGGTCTTTGCCAGTCCCACGCTGACCTCGTTGATCCCGAACGGCCACTTGCTGCCGTTTTTCAGCGTCACCTCTTTGACTTCTGCCGCCACCTCCGGTTCCAGCGCAGACAAGCGGCTGTTCTGCTGCGTGTCGGTGTTCTTCATGCTGGCAATGTCCGTAGTGTGACTGCCGGTGGTCTTTTCCAGCGCGGCCAGCCGGGTGTCCTGCTGGCCGTTCAGGGTCTTGATGCTGGCAATGTCGGTGTCGTGGCTGTTGCTGGACGTTTCCAGCACACCCAGACGACGACCGAACCAGAGCAGCATAATGTGGATGATGTTCGCCGCCATGTTGGAATCAGAGATACCAACCTCCATACGGTTGAACTGATCCTGTTCCAGCAATGTACCCTGCTGGATAACCTTGCCGTCCTGATCCTCAACATGGTTGCGCCAAAAGGTTCTCTTAAACATCAGCATTTTCTTCTATCCCTCCTTGCTCAGAAAGTCTTTTCCAGTTCTGCGTTTGCTTCCGCCAGCCGCAGCACTTCGGGTTCGACCTCGATCAGCGGGAACGTAAACCGCAGCAGACCGGCGTTGATGCTGTCGCGGGACAGGCTCACGCTCTGGCTCCCGGCCAGCACACCGTTGTTGTCGTAGACGCGCACACCGGTGATCGTGTCCTTTGCACCGGAACTCGGTGCATTGACATAGACCACCACGGCAGTCCCGGCAATCTCCTTGCTGTTGATCTCGCCGTCAACCCAAGTGCTCTTGTTGAGCTGGTACTGGAAGCGAGTGACCGCCCGCAGCAGTTCAGCGCGGCGGTTATTCAGAAAATTATCCGTAAAAAAAGCCATCCTCTTTCTCCTTTCTCTGCAAAAGAAAAAGCCCTTGCGGGCTGTTGCAGCTTGTTACAGGTAGGTCTTGCCGCAGACACGCGGCGTGATCTTGAACGCTTCGACTTTCACCTGACCGCCCGCCGTGGCCGCTGCGCTGGTTCCCAGCGTTGCCGCGCTCGGCTTTGTGCCGGTGGTCGAATCGCCCGCTTCTCCCGGACTTCCGGTGAATGCTTCCACTCTGGTTTCAGAGTAAAGCGGCATATTGGCGGTGTAGCCCTTTGTGCTGGTAACGGGCAGGTCGCCGGTCACGCCGCTACCGGTTTCCGCCGGGGTGATGGAGTAGCCATCCACCGCCGGGGTGGTTTGCAGCTCTTGTCCTGCGCTCCAACCTTTCGTCGCCACCTCCGGGATTGTGCCGGTGATTTTCGGGAACGCAAGGAACACTCCGGTGTTCTCCGCTGCGTCCAGCTCTGCGCCGGTCGAGTAGCCCAGTTGGGCGGGCTTCCAGTATGTTCCGCAGTACGGAATACCGCACTCCGGCACTTTGTAAGCCATGCACTCCACCGTCACGCCAACGCCGATGCTGTGCCGCACCATGTAGCTGATCTGTTCAAGGTGAGCAGACAGGCGTTTGGTGTAGCCCAGCAAGTCCTCCATTTCCCGGATGGTGTGATACTGCGCCGCCGCTTCCGTAATGTTGACGTTCAGCCGCCAGAAGCCCGGAGTGCCGCCGTAGTCGAACCACTCTTCTACCTCGGAATCAGGGTACACGGCACTTGCCTGTTCCCGGACGGCCTTGACCGTACCGGCGTACCGCTGAATCTCAATCGCCGTTCGGACGATTCTCCGCTTCGTTTCCACGTCGGCGGTGGAGTCGTACCACTCGATTTTGAGGTAAACGGCCATCTGATCCAGCACACCCTCGTCGCAGGTGTCCACTTCGGAGAACGTCATGCCGGTGTCGAGATATTCAAACATCCGGTCTTGCAATTCTCCGTAGACAGCGGACAGGACTTGCGCCCACGGCTGTTCTGCAACAATCCGCGGCAGGCCGTCCGTGATCCTTGCGTCCCGCAGGTTAATCATCCTCGATACCTCCGTAGATGATCGTCGGCGTTCCGCTCAGTTTCGGAATCTGCACAACGGCTTTTCCCGAATCCATGCCGTTCTCGATCACCTTATCGACCGGCTGGCGCAGCTCCACTCGCTTCACGCCAGCGGCCCGCAGGCGGGCGATCAGCTCCATCGGGTTAATGTCCCGACCAATGGAACGCTGCCACTCCTGAAATTCTTCCACCGCTTTTGCCACGCTCTCCTGAACGATGCTTGCGCCTTTGGAATTTCCAGAGCCGATGTAATAGGTGAAGTCGATGGAATATTCCACCTCTTCCGGTGCTTTGCAGATTACGCGGTCTGTCATAGGGCGGCGGGCTTCGTTCATCAGATACGTTTGCATTTCGCTCATATCCTTTTCGCTCGGCATCTTGCCGCCGGTCAGCATGAAGAAAATGTACACCGTGCAGGCCACGTCCCGCGGGCTGACAGCGATTGCGCTCTCTACGTCCGACCGAAACGACATAGCCCAGAACTCGTAAGCGTCCTTTGGGCCAGCGCAGGAGTAGGTCGTGGGAGAAAGCCAGATTCTACGGGTCAGGCTGTCGTCGCTCTCCACGTCTGCGCCGCCGCTGCTGGTGTCGGTGTTCTCCACCGCCGCCACATACGGAATGGCATCAACCAGTGTATCAACAACACCGGGCGGAATGTCGTTGCCGCCCGCGCCTACCACTTCGGCCTGTGCCAGCACATCCACATAGGTCTTGCCAATGTCGATCTGTGCATAGTCCATTGTGGCAAAATAAACCCCCGCGGCAGTTCTGACGCGGGTTCCTTGCGGGATCATGGCAACGGTTTTCTGAACGGCAGACAGCGTAAAGCGAACCGTCACCGTTGCATAGGTTGCCGGGGTGCGCTTCACGCCAAACGGCAAGCCCATGTTGTCCAGCTCTGCGCCGGTCGCTGTTTTCAGCAGCGCACAGCGGGTGCGCTTCTCCGCAATCTGAATCATCATGTAGTACAGCTCCGTCATGCTTTTCAGGGTAAGCATAATCGGGTCTGCTTTGTTCAGGGGCGGGGCCGTACCGTTCACGGCCTTATAGTTCCGGGTATAGATTTCCGTCACCAGATTGCTTACATCCTGCAACGTAAGGTTTCCGGTAACGCTGTACTCCGGTATATCGGCAAACTCGGCAATGTTAGACAATCTGTACCACCACCTTTGGCCGGATGCGTCCTTGCTGGCTGTGGCTCGTTTCATACTCCACTTCCAGCACTTCCGCCCGCGGCTCGTACTTCTTTGTTTTGCGAATGATCTCTGCCGTGAGCATCGCCTGTGCAGCTTCGGCGGGCAAACTCAAACATTCCATGTTCAAGCCAAACTCCCGGTCAAGGGCTTGTTCTCCCTCTTTGCTGCCATAGAGTGTCAGCAGACAGTTGTAAATATCCAGTTCTTCGGTTTTGCCAGACGGCTCAATCTCAACGTCGAAGCCGCCAAGCGTCATAGTTTCCATATCGTCGCTCACGGTGCGTATTCCTCCAACGTCAAAGTAACCTTACCGTCTTTCAGTCCCCAGAAACGATGCACCGCACCCCATCCCGTCGTCACCTTTGTCAACTTGAACGGATTCTGCGACATAGGTTTGTTGTTCAGGATGAAGTAGTCAATCGTTCCAGCTTCACAGTGCTTCATGAGTGCGTCAAAGATTTTGCGCGGGTTCACGCCCAGCTTTGAAACCAACTGGATTTCAAACTGGTACGACTTCAAACCCGGCCCCGTGTACTCGCTCTTGTCTTTGCCGCCGATTACACTGTGCGTGGCCCAGTTGCTTGATGTGCTTCCGTTTATTTTGTCAGGTGTCAAGACACGCCAACTTGATACCGTAAATATCAGTCCCGCATAGCATCCAATGCTTCCCCATGCCATAGGATCACCCCCCTTACGGTGTCGGAGTTCCGGTTTCGCCAGCAACAACATACGGGCCAGCCGTGGCCGCACCAGAATGAGTGTGCTTGTGGTTTACCAGAGAAATGCCGTTGATCTTGCAATCGCCGGAGCCACCAGAGATATTCACGGTCGATCCCTTGATGTTCACCGTCGTTCCGTTGAAGTTCAGCGTAACGCCCTTGATCTCAACCGTTCCGTTCTGACACACCTTTACGGTGGAACTTCCCACCTTGAAAGTCATGTCACCCTTGACGGTGTACTCCACGTTCTTCCCAACGGTTTCTTTCACATTGCCGTCGATGGTTTCCGTATAGTCGCCGGTGTCGCCGTCGTACTGCTCAAATGCTTTTCCCTGCTCGTCGTTGTAGTCGTGCCGGTAGCGGCCTTTCTTGCCCTCGACGGGCTTGTTGTCCTCATTCCAGATCGTGCCGATGCACGTTCCCATTTCCTGACTGTCGGAGTTGTGGAGGACGCAGACCAGCTTGCCTACGACCGGCATCCGGTACATGGCATTGGAAACCATGCAGATTTCATCCGTGACCGAATCGGCGCGATCCTCGTATGTAACCTCAATGGTTCCGTCCTCGTAGTTCACCTTGGACACAGAGCCAATTCGGATAACGCTGCTCATGCTGTTACCCTCCCACTCTGCTTGCAGAAACTTTCGTCACCAGACCGGAAGATTTGTTCAGCGTGTGGCTCACGGTGTCCATGTAATACTTCCCGTTCAGTTTCCCTAGTCCCTTTATATTGATGCACATGGTCGAACACAGACTCAGGTTTCCCATCGTCGAAAAAGAAATGGTCGTGGCCGAATGGTTCTTGTTGTCGATGGCCGCTTGAAGCTGCCTTTTTGCGTCCGCTTCGCTGGACGCATACTGGTTCAGTTTCAGCATCCTGTCGGCAGTACCGATTGTGACCTTGATGTTGACTTTCTTTTTTTGGTTCGAGTAGGTGAACTCTCCGCCGGTGTACGTCCCGGAAAGCGTTGTGTTCCAGCTCAAAGAGTTAGGCACAATGTCCGCCGGGGTAAAGGTTGCTACTGCATCCTTTTTCTTGTACTGCTCACGATCAAAAATCCAGATTTTGCTCCGGTAGGTTTTGAGGATCAGGCCATAGGTGCTGCAAAGTTTTTGCAGGAACGAACTATCCGTGTCGTCCTGCTCTTTCAACGCAATGTCCACGTCCTCGGCATCCATGCTGCACCCCAGCCCGTACCGGTCGGCAATGGTCTGAGCGATGCGCTTGATGGAGGTCTTTTTCCAGACGCACTCTTGGTTTTTTTCGTGAAAGCTCGTTCCGTTCGGACGGGCCACCGCGCCGATGGTCAGCACACACGGCCCAGCGGAATAGCTGAGATCGTCCACCACCAGCGTCCCGCAGTCAAGCGGGGTGCTGTCACCCTGCACGATCCAGTTTTTCGTGCAGAGTGTCGGGTGTAGCACAGCTTCCTTATCCGGCAACCACGAGTTGATCCACTTATCATCCACCGCGTTTACCTTGATGGAAATGCTGTCGCTCGAATCTGCTCCCCGGTCGTTATAGGTGAAGCTCTCCACATCCCCGGAAATGTCCCCGGAAATATCGGTGTCGTTGTACTCCAATTTCAGGATCGTTTTTCTGGGCTGAATCGCAATCATATATATCACCACCTACCTTTTCCACGGCGGCAGGTTATCGTTTGCCGCCACCTCTTCTTCAATGTCCGGCGTGACTAGCTCAATGCCGGAATCGAATCTGTAAATCTCGATGTACTCCCGGTTTGCGGCCATCAGCACATCGGCTTTCAGCTCGTCACCGTAGACGGATTTCGCAATGCCGTCCCAAGTGTCGCCGCTCTTTGTCGTGTACGCCATCAGGCCACCCCCTTACGAAGCATATTTGACACGGCCCTGTTCGCGCTCTTCCTCGCGCATTTCGCGCTTGAACTGCTCGAACATTTCCCGCATCATTCTTTCGATTTCCTCCGCCTTTGCATCGTTTCCAACGGTGATCTGCGGTGCAAAAACAAACTGGGAATCCTTGATGCTGTTGGAGCTTTCGTTTCCGCCGCCCGCAGCGCGGTAAGCACTGGACGGCATATCCGGCAGGGTTTTCTCGGTGTCCCTCTGCGGCAGCATATAGAGCGGCGTTCCAGTGTCGGTCAAGACACCATCCTGCCAGCTCGACAGCACCGT